TCAAGTTTTCTGATTGTTAGCTTCGGTACAACTTATATAGCTTTTTTTTAGTTGCTTCTTTTGCTGGCATTCTTCCTCCCACTTCATTACATCAGTAGCGAGGTATCTTTTCATTGTTCCGCCCTCAGAACTTAATGCCGGGGCTGGGAATGGAATCCCCCAAGGTGTGTTAATTTCCCACCGATTAAGTGTGCGTTTAGTAATATGAAACATCTCACACACATTGTTAGATGTCAGATATTTATCCACATTACCCCTCCTTATTTTCCGCTTTCATAAAAGTAATCCAATGTGTATTGCTGCGCTTTCCACTAATGTGGCCAAACAATGGCTTTTGATCTGTTAGCTCTAAGATTTCACTAACTTTGATCTGTGCTTCATTCCATTTGAAAATTAAAACTCCACCTTTCACTAAAACACGGAAGCATTCCGAAAAACCTTTTTGTATATCCTCACGCCAATCCTGTGACAATTTTCCATATTTGGCAGCTAACCAACTTTTCTTTCCAGCTTGCACAAGATGGGGAGGGTCAAAAACGACTAAAGAAAATTGCTCATCGTTAAAAGGCATTTTGCGAAAGTCCATTAATACATCTGGTTCAATCACTAAGGTACGACCATCACATAATGTATGTTCTTCTTTTCGAATATCTCCATACACTACATTTGGGTTGTTTCGATCAAACCACATCATCTTTGAACCGCAGCATGGATCTAAAATTTGTGCATTCATCCCTCAGCTCCCGATTCGCTTGCTTCTTCAACTTCATACCAATTGACAAAGGCAAACCCTGAATCACATTCTATTTCACCCTTGTGATTGCAATTAGGACACTGAACCTTGTCCCCATTCCACAAGTAGCACCCAATGCCACGTTCAGTTGTTATTTCTGCATAGTCGCCAAAACCACAATTAGAGCAAGCATCAAGCCAAGTAATTTTAAGAGCTTTCATTTTGATCACCTGCTGCTTCAACCATTGCCTTATATCCGGTTTTACTCAGCGTCGACATCGGCGCGACTGAATATCGTTCGTATGCTTGGAACATCTTTTCTGTTGGAACTCTTGGTAAAAGAACATAACCCTCTGGCACCGACTGAGCTTTGGCTTTTTCTAGCTCTGCATCACGATGCTTTGCACATCTAAGCCAAGCATCCCAACGGCTATTCATGTTGCTTATTTCTTTCTGAGCAATTTCAGAAGGATTGTTTGATCTAGTCATAAACAGTTCATGCTCATGACTAAAAATAATGTCTCTTCTTCCTTTGTAATATTGGAAGGTATTTAGAAAAGCCTCTCTTTCCTTATTCAAATCAAACATTTTTAAGCCCTCAAATATTCTTCTTTAGTCCACTCAACAAACTCTCTATAAAGCTGCTGGGCAGGTTTATTTAATCGGTTGTGATAGTCGATCGTTATGCGCCGCCAAGCAACTGGTACCGCATAATGCTTTGTTAGAAACATTGCTTGGTCCATGCCTTGCCGGACTATTACGTAGCCCAGCAATTGCAAGTAGTACATAAAACCAAGCATGTGTTTTTGGCTCACTTTCTTGTACTGATCTTTCATGTTAGAAACCGTCCACTAATAAATAATCAGGGGTAGATTCTTGTTGAGTAGGTGTAGGATTCTCTAATTCATAGCGGCGTTTTCTCACATACCCCATTAGCTTCGGTTGAATCTGCGGATCTCGTGCAGCCACGTCTATTTCCAAAGCATCTAGCGTTGTAAGGTCTGGTGCAGTTTGGATTTGAACCATTAAAGAGGGTGGCTCATTAGCAGATGCCTTTTCTTTTTCTAGCTCTTCAAGACGTTTGTGAGTGGCGAGAAGGATAGGCTTCATTTGTTCGTCATCCCATGTGCGGGTATAACGATAAACCGCATTTACTTCTGCAGGTGTTTTTGACTCTTTTACACGCTGTAGAAGAGTATCTAGGGTTTGCTGATACTCATTGTTTTTTTCTTGCTCAGGTGTAGGCTGAGTTAAAAAATCTTCAGGTGAAGACACATAAGGTTGTTCTGTAATAACAATCGCACTATCTAAAGCTGATCCTATATTTTCTGAAATATCTTCGGATTGCACCAATGAGTCTTCAGAAGTAGTTACATTTGTTTGCTCAGTAATAACAATTGTAGGTTGTTTAACTTCATCAACAATTTCAGAAGTCTTTTCTACAACTACTGTCTGTGCACCTTTTGATTTCTTAGCACGCTGTTTCTTTGGTTCGTCACCTAGGCGAATAACACTAAAATCGTCACTAACTTCAAAACCTAACGCTTTAGATAGTGCTTTTAATTGAAGCTTGGCGTTTTCTGCATCACGTTGAACAAAGCCGCTATTAATAGATTCAATTAATGCGGTGGTTCTAAAATTCACGACGTAAATAGAAGGCGAATATGTAGTAATTACAAAAACATCCTGTCCTTCCTCATATTCATCAATAGTTAATGGCTTTGTGAATGTAATGCCAGCCAGCTCAATAGTTTCGATTTTGATGCAGAATTCAAAACCCGGTTTACCAAAAACAGAAGCGGGGAATTGATCTAAGTCAGAAAAGTCCAACATGTCTCCAATAGGACGACATAGAACAGTTTTACCTTTTTGAAGTGCTGCAAATGCTTCTTGAGCAGTTAAAATATTTTTCATGCTGTCATCCCCGTTTTCGCTAAGGTTTCAATTTCTTGTTTAACTGCAGTTAGTTTTGCCGCTTCAATTTGGATCAGGGCATCTATGCCGAAGTGCTCACAAACTGTTTTTACATCGAGGCCACGTTCAGCAATAAAGTTTTGAAGTTCATCTCTTTGTAGATCTGAGATACCGTCAAATTCTGGTGGACTAATCCAAGTGCCACGTTGCTTATCAAACGTGCAATTCAATGCTTTAGCTCTCATTAACATTGCTTGGCGCATGTTCTGGTAATACATGTGTTCTTTATCAAGGGACTCTGTTAATTGATTAAGGTCACCTGCATGCTCAGCTTCCTCACAGCTTTGTTTCCAGTTTTCTAGCTCTTCTTGGGCTTTAGCTGCTGCAAGTTGTGCAGGCGTTAAGGTGTTAATGTGATCTTTAGCTTGAGTAATCAGGTCAGCCAAGAAAGTAGGGTGTGCTTTAAGATCAGGTACCCATACTTCACCGGTTTCACCGCCTAAAGCACCTGAGTTTTTCGCATGATGTGTAGGCGAAGGTTTGAAATTAATAACGCGGGCATTTTTACCTTCACCAGTAGTAACAGTTGTTAGATAACCCATGACATCTGCGATACGGTAAAGCTCGTTACGGTTTTTACCACCTAGATCTGGTCGGTAAATAATTTGATCACCGTTTTGATCTTCTGATGCGTGTGCAATGAAAACAACATCTTTACCTAAACTGATCAAAGTATTGATGTATTGCTTGAACGTTTGGTTCGCTAAACCTTGAGCCTTTAACTTTAAAGAACCATCTTTTTGACGGTTATTTGCCGTAAGTAACAGGTGGGTTTTAATGCATTCAAGCATTGCACCCACGGTATCAATGACTACGGTTTTATATGGTGCTAAGTCCTGCGGAGTAAGGTTTGCAACATCACTCCATTGTTGAACCTGTACAACCGCACCTCGACGTAATTCACCAGTACGGTGAGCACCACGGTCAAAGTCAAAAGAAATTGTTTTTTCTGCAGTAAAACCCATCGATGATTTACCTAAACCCGGATCAGCGTATAGGTACACAATAATTGCTTGAACCAATAAAGTTTGGTCAGCAGTAATAATCGGTAGAGCCATTTTTCTTATCCTTATCTTGAGCCAGTGAAGCCGCGCTTAGTTTTATAAGCTTTGCGGTCATAAGTAGGGATGTTTGTTTCACGCAGTTTTATAGCGAGCTGCTTTCTGCGTTGGAAATCAATTTCTTGTGTGATTTCATTCCAAACTTTTGGATATTCGGTTTTGAACTTTTCAACGTCCAAAGGCGTCTTAACTTCACCCTTTACTTGGTAAAGAACTGAGCCATTAGCATTAGATGCGTACACTTGCCAGCCAATGCGAACAGAGTAGAGGCCTTTATCATCACGGCCTAAAAATGACTTGTAGCCGTTAGGGTGTTTTTTTGAAATTAGTCATCTTTAAGCCTCCTCGATCCAATGATTACGGTCGATATAGCCGGCTAATAAAATATTTATGTTTTTATGGTCGTCATGATTGGTGAAATCATTCCAAGGTTTGCCGCTTAAGTCTGTTACTGACTCAATAGCAAGGTTAGTAATTTCAGCCGCTGTAAAGTCAGATCCAGCTACACCATAGCTATCAGCTACGCCGTCAAAATCGAAGCTTACGTTTAATTTGAAGCCGTCTATGCGGATAACAGCTACACCAGTTTTTTCACCAGTTTGCTTAATTCCTAAGAGTTCATATTCAGAAGCAACTACTTGTTTGCTTTCGTATGAGTAATTGAAGGGGATGCTAGAGTTAGCTGCCTTATATTCACAAGAAGCTAGGCCAGCAATCAAAACAAGTGCTGTAACACCCGTTACCTTGATATGGTTGAATGGAATTGCATTTACGTTCAT